GAAATAATATCTGATGCCTTTACCCTTGCGCTTTCTAAGAATTTGAACTCTGCCATTTAATCGGTTGTCTTAATTTATGTAAACACCAACTTGATACTTAGAATCAATCTCGATGTTAATTTGTGCAATATCTCTTACTTCACCTCTATAGAATTCTACAGTGGTTTGCACATTGTACTTATCTGCAAGAGGGATATACATATCCATTTGTCTTTCAATAACCGCTGCGATTTGTGATTCATTATAACTAAATGAATAAATTAAATCTTCAAGGTTAGCTCCAAACTCAGGCTCACCCAATACATCACCTTTATTAGTGAATAGCATTGTTTCAATTTGACCTATCAACTGTGAAAGTTCACTCTCTGAATGAACCTTGTTTGCGTCATAATTTGGGTCACCTTTAACTCTTACGTAGAAGTCCATAGTAATATTATATATCTAGCTTAAGAATGCATCATCCAGTCAACNCCTTCGTCGCCTTTGATCTCCTCAATAACTTTATCTAATTCATCTTGTCCCATTGACTGAATAACATCAGCATTGACAGTTACATTACCCGGTAGGTTGTAACCGAAGATTGCTAGCTTCTGACCTAAAGAGATCATAACCTTCGCAGCAACATATCTAAAGAATGCTTCATCACCAAAGATAGCACAGTCTGGAATTGTTTCGTAAATCTCTAAGAATACACCCTTCTTTGGAGTATCACCAGTAAATTTAAGCTCGTGCGTTTGTTGAGAGTAGTGGAATGATAGCGGATTCTCAGTTACCTGTCTAGTCATCTCAAATGCAGATTGGTTAATTACATAGTACTGTAAGTTCTCCATACCCTTTGCAATACCAGCGCCGCCATATAGACCACCATATAGCATTCTCTCCATATCAAAGTCACCAGTTGAGAAAGTAATAGAGTTTGTACCAAACCCTGAACCTTCTTCGAATACACCGTACACTGAAAATACTTCACCGCCTTCAGATGGCATCTTACTACCATCTTGTAGAGTAATTACACCATCTGGTAAAGTTAAAGCTCTTCTTTTCTTAAAGTGTTCTGTTGAAAATACATCTTCTGGAATATACAAGAAGTTCTCAACCATAGAGTATTCATAGTTTTTATAGAACCATTTTTTAGCTCTCTTTGTAATATTGTAAACCTCTGACTTAGGTAGATTCATTGGAATCATACAAGCACCAGTAACATAAGAAGCAACCTCATCTAAAAAGTCATTTCTACAATTTGCGTTATAACCCGGTGGTGTTGTTAGGTCATTTAAATCACCTATAAAAATGTCACCCATTTTAATTAATCTATTTTTGTTGACTGTACAATTTCAGTACCGTCAAATTTAGCGTTTTTCGCACTATATTTACCTTCTCTAAATATACCATCTTTCATAGTACCGTTAAACATAGTATCTGTACCAAATACATAACANTCTTCTAAATGACAGCTAGTATGCGTATAGCTTGATTTAACCTTAGATCCTTTTATAGCACAAGACTGATAAAGATTACAAAACTCTAAATCAGCATTATTAATATTACATCTATAAAGATTACTATGTTTAATCTCTCCTGTAATATCACAGTCTACAAAATCATAGCCTTCAAGCCCATGTGCTCCTTTAAGAATACCATCTTTAACTTGAATTCTAGATCTATCTGTGTCGTAGTTAATCTTACCTTTAGTAAGACCGCCTCTATAAATTAAATCAACCACGCGGTCTTTAATCTTATCCCAATATAGATCAATCGACTCGCCATCGTTGTTATCATCTAACATAAGGTCAAGTGAGAAGTCTATATCTTTAAAGTGCTTAAAGTTTCTATGGTCTTTATAAAGATCGATTACAGGTTGAATCTTTCTCATGATTCTTCTAAGCTCAAGTCTATTAAGCTCAGTTAAAGATCCATCTTTACATGTATTATATAACTGTAAAATAAAAAAGTCTAATAAGTATAGTGTATCATTAGCCCTTTTTTGATAGTCTTTACCACCTAAATATCTAAACTCAAGGTAACCCTTTTCTTGTTTTAAGAAATTAACACCGTAGTATTTAGTATCTGGATAAATGAACTGATTCTTATCTACTGTATTCTCATTAAAGTAATATAGACCATTCTTAGGAATAATATATTTAATAGATTTAGCGTAGACTAGATCCTCTCTTTTAGGAAAGAACTTATAGACTCTATCTTCTTTAAAGTCAAGAATGAATTTAAGAGTATTCATGTTAGTAATAAAATACTTACCGAACGCTTCTTTCTTAAACGAAATGTTTAAGTGAAGTCCACATCTATCGTTAGTGTAACCATTCTCATCGATCCATGCAAACATCTTAATAAGTAAGAGCCTGACATCAGTGTATGGCATTGGACCTGTAACCATTTCGATTAGTCCCGCACCACCCGACATATCAGGCTCTAACTTAAATACTTTATCAGTAGGTACAAAATCAGAATGAGCTTTATCCTCAATCTGCATCTTTCTACCTAATGCTTTTTCTAACATCTCGCCAGTTTCTTCAACTGAATAGTTAGAGTAGAACTCAAATTCTACACCGGCCTGAGATGCTAAAAGTATATCCTTGTTATCTTGGTTAATCATTGCGGACCTATCTTTCTTGTTTCAATATATATCCGCCTTAACCAAAGGTTAGTTGGAGCTTAAGCTCCAACAACCTTTAGGAATACTTTCTTAGTATCGTTATCAATCTTAGTAACTTCTACAGCTACCTCTTGACCTCTTGTAAACGTTTCTCTTAAGTTTGTACCTTTAACAAAGCTTGAAGAGTGTGCCATACCAACAACAGTGCCGTGAACTTGAATGAATACACCGTAATCTTTTACAGATCTTACAGTACCATCAACCATCATCGGAAGCTTAATATCTTTAGTAAACTCGTCCCATGAGTTATCAACCACTTCTGGTCTAGCCTCAACTTGAGTTAAGATAATCTTCTTAGTGTTAACAACCTCTTTTACTTTGAATTCAATAACGTCACCTGGGTTAATATCACCAGACTTGTGCTTAGTAGCCCAATCAGCATCTAGATCGTTAACGTGAATCATACCAGTAAGACAACCTTTAAATTCACAGAATACACCAAATTTAGTAGTACCTGTTACATTACCAGTTTGAACTGCATCTGGGTTTTCTTCAAGCTCTGCAATCATTCCTGGAATCATTGCTTGTAAGTAAGCTCTGTGTGATACAACGATTGTACCTCTTCTTTCTGAGAATGAATCTGGCACAACATACATGTCAGTACCTACTATTGATTCAAAATCTGCTAGTTTATTAATACCTGCAAGAGAACCCGGCATGAAACATTCAATACCCTGTACCTTAACAATGTAACCACCACCTGGAATCATAGATTCTACATGACCCATAAATGCAGTGTCACCTAATTCTGCTGATTCTCTAAGATCTAAGAATACTTTTTGCTTAGTACCTTCTGTAATAGAAGCTAATGCAAACTCTCTAGTTGCTGTCTTATCGCTAATGATTTTTACATTAACAGTATCACCAGCACGGTATTCTTTAATCATTGACTCATCTTCTTTAGATAGGTCAATATAAACCATCTCACGGTAATTTACGTCAACCGTAGCCCATCTTTCTGACATTGTATGGATTCTACCTTCCATAACGTCATTCTCAATCAATTCAGGAGTTAGGTCACTTGCAAGACTTGCATCGTTGATAAGATTGTAAAAAGCCTGTGCTTCTGCATCGTGTGAATAAACGATGTGCTTTCTACTTAATGTGTTTACTTTGAAGTTGGCTCTTAATTTGGTAGATGATTCAGCTTCATAGCCGTCCCAATCAAATTCGCCGTTTGGTAAGATGTATTCGCGTTCTGCGTCTACTTGTGATTTTGGTGATTCTTCAATCACCGGTGCAGCTTGCTCAACTGTTGTTCTTTTTTCTAGTTGTTCTGCTACGTTGATTCTCTTTCTTTTTTGGTTTTCCATTTTTTAGTTTAATTAGAAAAGTGAATAATAATATAGTATATAATCGAATTAATTTTGTAGTCTATTTTGAATAAATTATCCGTTTATTCTTTTAAATAGCGCTCTTGTGAATTTCTGTATAAAATTACCAGTGGTATTATTACCGCCGGAGCTAGAGCCACTAGAGCCGGAAGTACCACTTGACGAAAGTTCATCATAGCTTGGAATATCAGTATCAGACGACCCGCTGCCATCGTTGTCATTTCCAGAATTAGTACCGGATGACCCATTGTCTTTCTCAGCCTCTAACTGTATTTTATGATCTTCTTCAAATTGTTTTAAAGCTTCTACCAACTTATTGTTATATTCTAATAACATTTTAGCCTTTCTCTCTTTCTTAGTATCGTTAGTACTTACATCTATTATCGCGGCGATAACTCCAATACCCGGTATCATGGATACTACTGGATTGACATTTATTATATTATAAAGTTTGTTAATATCGCTAGTTTCTAATGGCCATATGTAAATATTAAAGTCATTTCTCGCAATTTCTTCTATTATTTTGTAGCCTATTGTATCTGTTCCATTAGGTGCTGTAACGAAATAATTCTTTTTATATTCTGATAGATATTGTGCTTTTTTCACGGTTTTTTCGTCAACTGCTTTTTCTTCGTTTTTAATATCTTTTACTAAACCCCCAAGTAATTTATGTACTTCATTAATAAACGCTTTATAAGGTGGAGATTTATCTGCACCAATTGACCTAGCCGCCGCCATAAGAACTGTCATTGAAATAACAATGCGATCTAATAGTTTTTTAAGAGCTGTAAGACCCATATATAATTTTAATGCAACGCTTAGTGGGTTTGGAGCTACTGGTCCGATTGAAGTTGGCATGTATGCATTTGCAATAGTTTTAGCTAATTCGCCACCCATCTTTTCTAAGTTACCTAATACTTCAAAAGAAGATGCTTTAAACTCGTTATATTTAGCTTGTAATTCCTCTTTACCGGCACGACCCGGTGTAGTAAACTCTTCTGTAGTAGCTTTTAGTTGTTCATCAACCTCTTCATCAATTTCAGCAGGATCCATATCAGGATTATCTTTCTTGTACTTCTTTTTAAGAGTTTTGCCGTTTGCTCCAAATCCAAGCTTATTTTCTACGTATAGTTTAACTACCTGATCAAACGTTAAACCAATTGCAGAAAAAGACATCCACGTATCAAGTATCGTATCAATTTCAGCTTCTTTTTGACTAAAGTTATTTTTTGAAGTACCAGAAGATGTCGAAGTACCAGAAGAAGTCGAAGTTCCAGAAGATGTCGAAGTACCAGAAGTACCTGAAGCGCCAGATGTACTTGTAGATGTTTGAGTGCTACTTCCGCCGCCACCGCCACCAGTTCCTGAGCTACCATCGTTAATACCTGTATCGCCAGTATTTAAACCACCTACACCACCGCCAATTACTTTCTCGTCAGCCATTATGGATTTTTAGTTTGTTTAATGTTATTTAGTTTCTTTCCTAAAAATTTCATATCCATTTTAGTCAAGGGATTTACAGGACCGGTTCCCGAAACATGTGTATGCATTGATATAGTCTGAACTATTTTCTCTAAGTACTGTCTAAGAGTCTCACCTTTAACAGCGGGTTCACTTTCATCGCCAAACGAACTAGATATAAAGATATCATCAGCGTTTAAGTAGATTTTGCCACCATTAGATATTCTAATCATTGGCTGTGAATCCGGGCCAACGCCAGTAGTTATTATAATACCATCTTCTTGGGTATGGAATATCTTAAACCTCTTATCAGCATCATATATTAATGAAGTTGCAAGTTCAGGTTCATTAGTACCTTGTAATACATCTTGTCGAAATTCAGTAGATACTCCAGCTTGATTTTTATAAACCGGAGTGTAGATGTTACCGTTATCAAAATATACAGAAACTACATCACCTAAATTAGGAACTAAGTAAGATCCATGTGCTGAAGTATTAGCTGGGATAGCCCATGGGATATCTTCAGTTTCTAGTAGATCAAACTTACCAAAGACTTTAATACGACAACGCCCCACTGCGTTTGGATCCATTATATCAACAACTTCTCCTAGCCAATGAGTATCTCTTAGGTTATCTTTAAATAGCTCTTTTTGGTTCATTTTTATTTGCCACTACCGTTATTACCGAAAATATTTCCTATTGAATTGATAGCACCTTGTTTTAAAGCAGCTCCTAGTGATTCGCCGCCATTAAGGCCAAAGATGTTTTCTTTAGCAGATACTATAAGGCCTTTAGCTTCTCTATTTAAAGAAGCACCGGCTCCAGTAAATAAATTGTCTGGTATATTACCAGCTTGCCCTGCCAAATCATCAAGTTCATTCACCGCTCTTTCAAATGCTTGGTCAAAAACTGAACCATAAACATTATTAGGTCTAGTTAATCTTTCTATAGGGTTAAAGTTATTTATACCATCTAGAACAGTTGCTTGCGCATCATTAAGAGCATTAGCAGTTCTTTGTGCAAATGTTGGGTTAGCAGTTTCAGTTCCTACGCCCGGACCGTCTGGAATCTCAGCAGTTGAAACACCATTTAGGTAAGTCGCTGAAGTTCTTTTAATAGTCTCATACTTGATTCTAATCTTTGGTCCTGGATTTTCAGGAGCTGAGCTATTAAGAGTCTCGAAAGTCTCTTTAGCAGAATCAGTCACAAAGCTACATCTACCGAATGTAAACATAAACATTGGTTTACTATCAGCAGTGATATCAGTATTAATATCTTTCTCTATATTATTTACTGTAACCTTATTTTTAATCTCGCGAACTTCAGATACAATAACATGCATATCGAAGCGCTTATAGTTTTCAGGTAAGACTTGAGTCCAACCTTCAAGGTTATAAACAGCTTGAGTGTACATATCCATTAAACCAGTAATTGCAAGGTTAATCGATTCATTACAATCAATTGTTAAAACTGCATCATCACCACCTCTATATGGTTTAGTAAAGTCATAATCAAATGCTCTTTCAACTCCTGTAATAGACTTCCAGTACCATGGCATCTCTTTATTAATCATTAAGATAGTATCAATAAAGCTTTTTAGCTTAGTTGCTCTAGCCTCTTCTTTATATTGTTCTTTAAGTGCTGCAATTGCAACCTCTTTATTGAACAACGGAGACATTGTATCAAACATTATAGTAAATGTAAGATATGTAGGGTCTTGGTATGGGTTCTTAGAACTCGATACTAAGTGTCCTTTTCTAAACTGATTTAATTGTTCTCCTGCCATTTAGTATATATCAGACATTGCTAAGCCTTGCCGGCCACTCTCTTCTAGCTAGTTTAAGTACTTGAGTATATCCTGCTTTAGGGTCATATTTGTATTTAATACCCATAACAACATAATGAGCTGTTAAGAACTCATCAAGCGTAAACTTATCTAGTTCACGATCTTCATCGTTATTATCTTGTTTGCCAAAGTTATCGCCTTCTGATTTAAGTTCAAAATCAGCTTCTTTAGCTTCTTTAGAAATATCTTTAGATACTTGTGTATTGCCATGTCCATAATTGTAGATTGAAACTGGAAGCTTCATATATTTATAGATTGCAGGGTTAACTGTAGATAGTTCAACCTCTAAATACATCTTATCTAGTTCTACTAAATTTTGGATATTATTGATTGCAGCGTAATTATAGTTTAGATGCGTATTCTCATTCTGTACACCAACATACTTCTGCTTAATATGTGTATTATATTCATCAGTCTCTGAGTTTCTTCTGCCTTTTAAGGCTTCTTCTCTATCAGATATATTATCACTGACTAGTGACTCAACATCAAACTCTAGTAACTGAGATTCATTTAGATCAAAGTATTGCATCTTTCTTCTGTAACCGTTTTCTAAAGCAACTTTAGTAGAGTTGTTAACTAGGTTATACTTTAAGATCTCTGTATTAGTACCTTTCATGTTATGGTGGTTAGTCAGAATAAGTTGACCCTTAGTTTTACCAGAGCCTTCATCTGAATCAATACCCCTTTCTTGGAACATCTCACCAGTTATAAAATCACCTAACTCTATGTCGTTTGGTGCGTTAAATATCTTCTGTAGATCTACAAAACTCACATAATAATATGGGTCGATCGAGAATGTTTGGAATGCATCATCTGAGATATAAGAATGAAGCACTGTATTCTCTATAAGCTCTATCTTAGTTTGATAAGCACAGAATCTACGCATCTCATCGTTAACTGTACTAATATTCGTCGATACGCCTAGTTTAAGATCGTTTGCAACTAGCTTAATGTGTTCTAATGAAGTATTAAGGCCATATGACTTACACTCATCAGTGTACATCCCAGGTATCTTAGCGATGGCTCTAATAGAGAACATTGATCTACCATCCTTCTTTTCAAATGAAGAAGCTGGAGTACCTTTAAACTCTAGAATAGTAAAGTCCATTCTAATATCCTTATAAGTACCAGACTTATCAAGTTCTATTCTAAGGCTAAGTATATCACCGTCTCTTGGAAACTGATCTACTGTAAACACATTCTCTGAATCTGCAATCTTAGCTCTGATCTCTGGATACTTACCGTTAAGGTCGAGTACAAAAGCATCAATGGCATTTGGTTGGAATGTATAGTTATTGATTTTAATATAAGGAGTTATCCCGCCTTGAAATGAAGAGGACTTATCACCAGACTCTCTTTCACCTAAGTTAGGTACCTTCATAGAGTCTAATTTAATCTTAGGCTCTACGATAGTATAAATGTGACTATCTAATGCCATATTATAGCGATGATGGGTTTAAGTCAGTTTCAATTCCTGAACCAACGTCTTTGTTACGTTCTCCAGTCTTAAGTCTATTTGGTGGAAGAGCTTCTTTCTCTGCAATAGATTGTAGGAATTCAAGTCTCTTCTTATCTTTAGTTGTAAGTCTTCTTTCTTGCATAAACTGCTCTTTCTTAGACTCACCTAATGTTCTAGTTGGTTTAATAAACTTCAAGAATCTATCTTGGTTTGCAGGTATTTCAATAATATCACCTTCTGCCATAGAGAAAGGATTAGAGATGCCATTAAACTTTAGAATAAGATCAGTATCAGCATGGTTGCCATAGTATTTAAGAGCAATTAGATCTGGACGACCTTCTTCTCTAAGTTCAACTCTATGTTCTATAACGATATCGATCTCTTCTAGAAATCTCATAGTTGGTTCGGTCATAATAGCCTTACCATCTACAACTTGCTTGTTATTTAAGCTTCTTAGATTCATTATCCGTTAGTCATTTTTTTGTAGATATCAGCTTGTTTTGCTGAGTCTGCATTACCATATGCTGATGTATTAGAGCTTTGGTTTGTATTAACGCCACCTTCTGGAGTTAAGTACATTCTCTCTTTACCACCGTTAAACATCGTCTCGATATCTGCTTTATCTCTTGGTCTAGCTGGTTTAAGCTTTACTGTAACCGTAAGCTCTGTTGGGAAGCCTTCATAAGACATCTCGCCACCAAACTCAAAATCAGCGCCTTCACAATATAAGTTACCAATCGTTGCAATAGGGAATAACGGGTTTCCAATAGTAACATGGTATTGACCAGTTGGGTCACCAGTTAAAAATGCATTAATAGCCTCACCACCTTGTGGAGTCCCGAATAGATCCATAAGACCCCCGCCGATAAGGTTATTACCCAGCTTAGATCCCATAAGGCCATTCTCTTTAATGTCCTTAGTAATATTACCAAGTCCTTTCATTGCATCACCAACAAGGCTACCTAGGAATCCACCGAAGTCTCCACCTTTCATTTTGCTGTAATCACCAAATGGTTTTTGGAATGCTTTACCACCGATATGTCTAACCGATCCACCCCAGAAGTTACCATTGTTATATGTAAGAACTAGCATATTAGATAGCATATCTAAGAATGCAACCTTAGGTGAAACACCTTGAAGCTGTCTTAGACTATAATGGAACTTAAGATTAAAGCCTTGGTCAAAACCAAGACCTTGATCTCTAATCATCACTTCTTTGATAACGTTAATAGGACCAAAGATATGGTTAGGATAAGTACCTTTAGTAGCGTCAAATCCGTTCTTTGCGTTTCTAGTTGCTTGAGAATCCATGCCATTAGCAGCTCCATAGATAGAAGACATTAAACCTGAACCACCAATAGCAGAACCCAGTTTACCACCTTTACTCTGTTGTCCCGAGATCTCTTGAATCTGAGACTCTACCTTTTTCCATTCAGTAGAAACACTGAACTTAAGAATGTCTGACAGTTTATTTTCTGTAGCATCATCCATCCAAGTAATAGCTCTTGCAAGATCCGGCATACCCTTCTCGATCTTACTACCATCAGGTCCTAAGATATTTGGGCTAATTATATTATCCTCAACCGGAGTTGGGAATCTTCTAAGAGTAACCATATGTGTATTTGGAATCTTACCGTAGTATTTAGCAAGAGCAAAGTCACCATAAGTATATCTATATGCTGGATTATTCTTAGTATTTGTATTCTCTATGATTCTAGTAGCTGTAGGGTTTCTGTAATCTAATTCGGTTGGACCTGCATAGATCGGNGAGTTATAATCAATNTTACCACTTTCAAATGGACCTCCTGAGTAATTAAATAGAGACCATTGGTTAAAGTTAGAGAAGTATACGTTCTTCTTACCTGGTATAGTTTCGCTTTCTGTCTTAAAAGATTCAGAATTAGCTTTTGCAGAATATAAAGGATCTTGAGATGCAATCTTAGGCTCTACTAAACCAGGGTTATTTATACCAGTACTTGATATTTCACCGGCCTCACCTGGAGTCTGTGCGTTAGCAATCTTTTGAGCTGAATCACCCTTAGCAGTCTCACCAGTTTCAACATTTTTAAAGCCAGCCTCTGCTAAGAAACTATCAGCTTGACTAGAAATATTGTTTTGGTCTTTAACAGTAGCTTCAGCTACTCTTTCAGATAAATCTTTAAATGATGCCATCTAAGTATGGATATAATTGTTTATCTATATATCCAATTAATCCAGGTCGTCTAAGTCACTATGAAATGGTCTAGTGATTACATCATCTATCCAATCATCAGTAACTTCCATCTTATCTTTTAAGAATCGCTTTACGGCTAGTTTAAACTCATCTTTATTTCTAAAGTGTAAGTCGCCTTTGCGATATGTAGTTCTAGAAGCAATCTCGTATATCTCTTTGATGTGCTTCTCAATTAGGAATGTATTTATTTGATTCAGCATTTCAGTTGAATCAGCCTCGGTCTTGGTACACATAATAGAGTCTGCAACTACAGTATACTTATCCCAACTCTTATGTGTCGTAATATGTTGTTCGAACTCTTCACGAGTATCAAAGTTATCTCTCTTAAATCTAAAATAACAGTCTCTATTCTTAAAGTCTCTCTGGAATTTGTAACCAAATAGGTTTTGCTTTAGAAAGTTGATGTCGTCATAAAACCTAACAATCTTAAGACGGTATTGTGGATTAAATTCATCCATCTTAACATCGTAGATAAGACCTCTTACTTGAAATAGTACATTTGGGTTAGAACGGCTAGAAACTAAAGCGTGGCAGTACTCACCCTTTGGGAATACTCTATGGTGAATCATTTTTCTAGGAACTTGACAGAGTCGAATTTACTTAGGACTCCTCTTTTTGGATAGTCATCTCTATTGATGACTGTAAGGTTCATAGAGAGATCGTGCTCTTCATCTAATAGATTAGTCACGGTTTTCCTTAAAGCGTCTGTAGTTTCTTTATTTAACCTCTTAAGTAGGTATATAATAGTTTTTGGATGCTTATCAAACTTCTCTAGCTTTGATGAATACATTTTAATCTGTCCATGAATATGAAGGCCGATCATGTGGTCTGACGGGATCTTACCAAATGCATCGGCCTTCATAAGCTTATTAGTTACTTCAAGGTAGTTAATGACATAGGCACAGTCTCCGTAAAGTCTTACGAATCTATTAAACTCTGTTTTAGAGTTACACCATATGCATTCTACCGTGATATTCATTATAGACTATCGTGTAGTTTTTTATAGAAGATTAGATCTGATTCGATCTCTTCTATTCTTTTTGCAATCTCTTCTTTAGTTGGCTCGTAGTGTTCACCCCAACCTGATATAATTTGAATCTGGTCAGGTTGTTTAGAGTTACCTAAGTGCATTCCCATATCTTCAGAAAGCTCATAAAGTAGCTCCATCTTAGTCTCTACAACATCACCTTTCTCAAGATTGTATATTGTTTTGATTTCAAATGATTCCCCAGCGCCATTGATATTATCATCACTTATAGTTTTAATAACACCGTTATCAGCTATTTCTAAAGTTATTAATTGCATATTATTTGTTTAAAGAGCGTGCTTGTCTTAAAAGCTCTTGAGCTCTTTTACGATCTGCTCTATATGTTTCTTTATCTTTGATTACAGTGATAGCCCAAGCTTCTTGCATTAATTCAATCTGCTCATTGCTGTAACCAAACTCTTTAAGGCCTTCACGCATTGAAGCGTCTTTTTGTGCAAAGAACTCATCTCTGTTCTTTTCCATTCTTTGAGCCATTTGAGCTTCTAGCTTATTACCTTCTTCACGAGTCTTATTATACCATAACTGTCCAATCTCTGTAAATGGACCGTACATGTTCTTTACTCTTAGCATTCCTGCAGTTCTTAACTGCCATCTTCTTTGACGTCTGTTCATCTTAGTTTATTTATAGTATTCTGATAAAAATGAGGAGATGTTCTCCTTTAAGTATTCTGTTAAGTTATCTATCTCGATTTGCTGAAGGGCCACTTCCATGATCTCTTCATTTAGGTCTTCTTCTTCCATACCCTCAGATAGCATTCCATATAATTGTTGAGTAGGAATACTTATGTTGATTTGCAAAGGAACGTTAACTACATTCTTTTTACTCATCTTCATAATCATCTTACCCATGATTGAAGGCTCTTTAGTTTCTACCTGTTGTTGCACCGTAGGTTGTACAGGTTCTGGCTGGTTTTGTACAGTATGTTGTGTATTATTAACATCAAGTACCTCTCTATCGTTTCTAACTTCTAGTAAAAACTCATCGATTAAATTAGGATTGATTCTACTACCATCTTCAAAGTATAACCACTTACCATCTTGTTGGTCTTCTGCTACGGTAACAATATCACCGAATCTATCGCCTTTAGTCCATTGGTATCTTTTCTGTTGTTTCTCGGTAGCCATTTTAACTTCTTCCATTTTATTTGTATTTTGCTGTAAGTTTCCCGAAGTCTTGTTCAGGATTCTTTTGATATTCTTGAATAAACTCATCTGTAAGTTTTATAGAGTCTGATGGTCCTATGAATGCGTCTACCTTGCTATGACCTAAGTAAAAAAACTCGGGAGAATCATTTATAGCTTCTATAGTAGATTCAATATCTGATAGATATTTCTTAATGAATGACATTTGTTCTTATTACGTTAATATTCGATTTCTCTAAAAGTTCAACACCTGACATATCTCTATATGTCTCGTTGTAAAAGACTCTCTTTATTCCTGATTGTATGATTAACTTAGCACACTCAAAGCATGGTGATGTAGTCGTATATAGATCTGCATCACCAGATGACATTGTTGACTTAGCAATCTTAGTTAACGCGTTAGATTCAGCATGCAAAACTTCTTTCTTTGTAACAGTAGTTTCACAACCACCACAACTACAGCTATTCTGACATGATTCCACTACTTCTTCACATGAGTTATCAAACCCACTTGGAGTTCCATTGTAACCAAAGGAAACTATCTGTTGGTCTTTAACAATAACACATCCTACTTGGCGTCTTTCAGCATAACTTAGTTTTGCAACCGAGTATGCTATCTCCATGTAAACGTCTTCTATATCAATCCTTGGCATATAAAAATAAAAAGGTCCGTGTATTATACACGGACCTTATGGGAATGTTTCACCCAATTTGCGAATTTGTGTTATCGCTTAATCTTCTACTTCGAATTCCTCACCCTCTGCATTCCAAGCTTCTTTCATCTCGTCAATTTTCTTAGAGTAAGATTCTTTAAGACCCTCACATGCAGCTTCGTACATTTCTAGAGTCATATCCTCTTTCATTTCTTTAAGAGCTTGAGCAGCAAGTGCAGCAGCTAAAGCAGCGTTCTCATTCATGTATGATTCGATAGTATGCTCGTCATGCATATCTTCTTCGTATGTCTTAGCTTCATTTTTGCAAGCTTCAAACATCTCTTTCATCATATCAGCAACAAGGGCTTTAGCAACCTCTTCTTTATCGCCTTCTTCAACTTCTTCAGACTCTTCACCTGCAGCTTCTTCTGCATCTTCAGTGATTTCTTCTTCAGCTTCTTCTACTTTATAAGTCTTGCCGTCAAATTCAAACTCAGCTTCACCAGCTTCTTTAGCTTTTCTAACAGCGTCTCCGAAAGCATTACCTTCTTCAACCTCAGCTTCAAATTCTTCTGGATCTTCTAGTTGATCTTCGATTTCGTCTGATTTATCTTCAGGCTCAGTATCAACTACTTCACCGTCAATTTTCATATCTTGCTCACCTTCTGATTCAGGGCCTTCCATGTCTTCAACTTCTTCTCCAGCTTCTTCGCCTTCAGTTTCGCCTTCAACTTCTTCAGCACCTATTTCTTGTTCTGGTGATTGAACCTCTTCGCCATCGCCAGCCGCTTCCGGCTCGCCCATGTCCATCGTGTCCTTTTCAATTTCTTCAGCAGAGTCCATGTCTATGATGTACTCTTCAAATGATTTTAATTTTGCCATTGTATTAATGTTAATTTTTATAAGCTTGTTAAGTATATATCAGAATAATATAATAACTTATTTCTTGTTAATTTGCTCCATCTTTTTGATAGCCCAATCAACTCCTTCATCACCTCCCCAGATTAACCAAGCAATGTAACCATTATCTTTCCATGGTTCATCTTTTAGTTCTGGTTTAATGCTAGAATTCTTTCTATGTCTATTGAATTGTGCCATTCTTGAAACGACATCCTTTGATAAGGCTTCACCTTTAGCTAATTGATGAGCTCTTGCCCAACCGACAGCAGTACCGCCTTTAACTTCATCGCGGCCGTGCTCTTCTTTCCACTTAATAGCTTTCTTAGCATTTGCCTTAGCAGCAGCTGGATAGTCTTTATAAGTTTCTTCAGCTTCGTTAATCGACTCATCCATCTTATCGATTAGGTCTTGTCTATCTAATTGCTTGTAAACTTCTTTTCTAGTCTTCTCCATCTTCTCAGCATATTTAGGATCGTCATTTCTATTAAATACGATCTGCTGGTTAAGAGAACCTACAATTTTCTTAAGGTCTTTCTTACGAGTCTTAATTAACCAGGCTGCAAGATCCTTAATAGATAGATCCTTGAATCTACCTTCTGCATCTGGAGCATCTGAATGGTGGAAATCTGGAGCGCCCTTTGGTTTATTCTCTAAGATAAATTCCTCGAATAGTTTTACGTACTTCATTTAGCGTAACGGACCATTGAGTCCTTATATTTTAAGTCCTTGTTTTTTACAAAGCCAAATTCTCTATAGAACTTTTGAAGCCTCGCTACTGATGAAGCACCAAAATCAGTTGATGGTGTAAGTCTAATATCCTTACCTTCTTTATCAGCTAACGCAATAATACGCTCCATTGCTTCAGTTCCAACACCACTTCCTCTTAGATTCTTTGGAACTTCAATCTTTCCAAGCTCTAAGTAATCACCGTTATCCCATAAGTCAAGAACGATACCAAGTTCTTTCTCTAAGTCTTGCATAACATAACCTTCGTTTAAAAATGTATTTAGCGATTTAAGGTGTTTCATTAAGTATATATCAAAGAAAAAGGAGCCCTAAAGCTCCTTAATCAAGTGTAATTAAAACATAACTATATTATCCTTGTACTGAACGCATCGTACACTTATGACAGAGTACCTTGTCTGTTTTAGAGTCAACTTCTACAATCTCGTTACATCCACCGATCGGTGCATACTTCCAGTATTTGCTACCTTCAGGATTTGAATTCTGACACTTAAGCTTTTTGACTTCTGCGTTCTTTGGTGTAAATGACATAATTTATAAATTTAGTATTATATGGTAACTTCTAAAAATTGTTTCATATATTTCTGAACTGCAAGTTCTTTAGCCTTAGCTTCTACTTCAACATCTAGATCTAATCCATAATCATTAATGAATTCATAGATATAATCAGAATGAGCACGTTTGTTGGTTTGTGTAGTATCCTCGTGAATCATCTTACAAGAAGAGAAGTGTACAAGTTGTTTTACATCACCCCAAGTAGTTGAAGCTAGTTTAAGAGCTTCTTCTTGTGTCAATTCCCCCGGATGGCACCAATGATGATGGTAATCAAACGTAATAGGAATACCAATCTTAGAATGAACGCCTTTGTAAAGATCTTCTACTGTGTATTGCTTTTCCTTATCGTCATTCTCAATAACCAATCGCTTTCTAGCAGAAGCAGATAACTCATAGAAGTTATCAACGAAACGTTGCATAGCTTCTTCCTTGCCACCTTGTGTAGTATTTAAATGAATGTTCATTGCAGCGTATGGTGTCTTTGGTAGTCCCATAAGATCCATAACTTCTGCGTGCTGGTTAAGCTCTCGAACAGTCTTCTTAACTACATTTTCATTTAGAGATGCTAGTACATTGAAAGGCCCTGGGTGAAATGTTAAACGCTGACCATATTTAGCAGCTAGATTTCCAGCACCTTGAAGGAGTGTACAAATCTTTTTGTAATTAGGCAAGTCTTTTAACTCATACTCTGACATCCACGGAAACATATCACTAGACATACGGTACATTTTGATACCTTTGCTTTCATTCCACTTGATAATCTCAATCATATCACGAATGTTAGCCTCAGCTAGTTCGCCAGCATACTTGATACCTTTAGCAGCGAATGTACGCTTAATCATTCCTCTTCCAATGTAAACTCCGCGCTCTTTCTTAAGAGTCATGTTAATGCAGCAATATCCGTATTGTGTAGCCATAGTATTAATAGTCAATATTTAAGTTTTGTTTCATCCACATTCTAAGTCGGTAGTGGTCCCCTGATTCTGTAATGGTTAAGACATCTATATCCTTATAGACTCTACCGTCTTGTGATTTTATCCAGATCTCTCCTTCAATGATTTTGATATCTTCTATAGCATATAGATCTCCAGTCTCAATACAGATAAACATACGTTGATCTTGAATCCTCTCGAGTCTTGCCTGATCGATTTGCATTATGACCACATTTTTTCAAATGAGTAGTGGTAGTCTGCAGTCGCAGCATCCATCAATGCTTTTTCAAGTACATTGATAAGATCTTTAGCCGTCATCATTTTAACTTGAGCATTAACCCACATTTCAGCATTTTCACGCTGTGCTTTGTAAGTCCCAGTACTTATAAACTTTGTAAGTCCATAAGAGAGTAGACCTGAAGTCATTCTACAATATAAAGTTTGAATGCTATTACAACGAGATCCAACAATCCAATTGTCTGTTAGAATACCAGAGTCTTGTAGCTCTTGTAGAATAACCTGACGGTCAGTCATCATAAAGTGTGTCATCATAAAGGCTTTAACCTTTCCTTCGTTTTCTTGGTTAAGAATATTGGCTGAACCGCCGATTGTACCATTGCACTTTACTTCTTCTACGTTGAATTTGAAATTTGTTGTCATGTTGTTATGTTTTAATTACAGTACTAATATAATAAAAAAGATTGAGACTAAAAAGTTTTATCGTAAAAAACTTTGATATTTTTATACTTTTTTTGATAATAAGTGATAAGACCTTCGCCAAGTCCTACCTCATCAAGATACCAGTTATGTGGAATAAGAGGCTTTCTTTTTGCACTATCAATAATATGGTCTGGTAAAACTCTAGTAGATGTGAATACCGCCATTTGTGGTTTTGAAGTTTTTCGCTTTCTGAATACTACAACAGTCATTACTCTTCTATTACTTCAAACAATTGCATAACGCTATCCCAGTCTGGAGTTCCTTCAGATCCGAAGTGTATATGAGTACCTTCAAATTCTTGAACTCCATTTGCAATACGGTCATCAATCAAGTAATCACCACGTAGGAGTCCTTTGTTATGTGATAAGATAAGTCGCTTATATGCTTCACTACCTAAATGCTTTTCAACCCATAGTCGTTTAGCAGTCCAAGATGCAGGGTTATCCCAAGGTGCAGTTGAAAGAATGTATACTTCATACTTTTGAGCTAATTGTCGGAACGCAGCAATGGCCCCGGGCATTGGCTTAGAGAGATTAAAGATATCAACGTGGTTATCGATTAGAGTTCCGATACCGTGTTCTTTAATGTACTCTGGTTTGTAAGTTTCTTTAATGTATTTTTCAATATCCACGATGACGCCATCGAGATCAATATAAATAGTTTGCTTCATATGCTTTTTTAATTACAGTGCTAATATAATAATTTCTTGTGAATCTAGAAAACTTCTGGATACTTTTTTGATGCCACCGCCTACATTTTTTCTACTCATGTCGAATTCAACAATCCAAGCATGGTGTTCATCTTTATGTACTGGTGAGTATGCAACGCCTTCGGATGTAAAGACCTCAATGCTTTTTGCTCTTTGTTTCTTTTTTCTACCCACGTCCAAATAATTTAGAAGGAGTTATAGATTCTCCTTCTTTTAAAGTTTCGCTAATTTCAGACATTACTGTCTTATAGTCTATCATACCTTGAAAAAACATATTTACAGAATCTTCTACAACTAATCTTTTGATTCTACGTTCATTTTTTTTATAGTGCTCTAGTCTTTCTAGTTGATTGCGCTTTATAGTTTTACGGTAGTTAATTACCCCGCGTGCAGCACAGTTTATTCTCTCATCATGTGTATTTAACATTAATCGAACCGTGGTTTCGCGAGTGTTTCCAGTAATCTCAGATGTATATGTACCCTTAGTCTTTGGATTTAACTGATAAATAACTTCATCAGACCAACGGCCGTCATGTCTCTTGTAACGTCCAAAGCTACGGCGAACGTAACCATTCTCATACAGCATGTAATACGCTTCTGTTTGTAGATCGTAATAACGGATTGTACCATTATCGGCTTGTCTTTGTGATGTCATTTCAATACATCCTAGAGCTTCTAATTTATTCATTGCCTTCGTATTTAGTTACACATTTATCACATACATAAATTCCATATGTTCCACTTTCAGCAAAGCCACGGTGCATTGGAACTTGAACCGGATTTAGTTCGTTAAACTTAGCACCGGTTAAACAACGGTGGCAGCAAGTTTCCTTCTTACTTCTACTCTTCTTTGCCATAATCTTTTCTATGTTTTGTTTTACGAGAATACTTGTTGTCATCGCCATGATCTTTCTGAATCATACGGCGTCGGATAAGTTGGTCTAAGTGACGTTCATTATATCCGTCAATATCGGTTTTGTTTTTCTTAGCCATTAGTATAAGTAGTCTTCAACACAAGAATAAACTAAATCGCCATCGTCGTTAAGTTTATCAAGTTCGGCATCAGTAGCTTCACGCCATACTCCGTTTTCAAGAACACTTGCACTTTCAATGTAAGCATCGCAAAAATCTGGGTAATCGCGAGTATCGATTCCATCAACTTCAAAATCTGAGACTTGTAGTCCGTTTAATAAATAGTTATTCATATGCATTATCTTTAATTACAGTGTAAATATAAACAAAATATCTGACATAAAAAAATCTAAGCCAAACTTTTTTGCAACTTTATGTGCTTACAGTCACCACGTCTAAAAGTTCTGGCAGGACATGTACAATCCCATCGGTTCTTTCTAAGAGTAACTTTATAGATTGAGCCTTTAGATCCTTTAACTTCCCAAGATTCATCGCTTGATTCAGTGGCCTCTACTGGCTTTGCCATCATATATGAAGGTTCATTATAAACTAAATCGATCTGATCTCTAGTGGTTCCCAGCGGAACCTCATGCCATCCTGGACATACGTATGTCTTGCCAAGTACGTTTACAATTGCGAAATACTTTCTGCCAGTATTAATCTTATACATTATGCTAATTTTAGGGATTTGCATACATATGGGCGATCCCATTGACCAATTGAAATACCGACATAGAATGTTGGTACTGAACCATAGTCACCATCATAAACCTCTTCACTTTGATCTTCTTTACAAATACGATTAATTGTATTCAAGACCTCTTTGATTTCAGGCTGATCTTCATAGTGGCTATTAATCCAAAAGTGATTAACTTGCTCATATCCACGAGGATCTTGAGTCATCTCAATTGGTCCTGACATGATAGCAACATCAATTTTGCTATAGTCACGATTACGGACACTCAACTTAAACTGTGGAAGTGCTTCTTTAAGAGCTTTGCGTTTTGCGGCTACTTGATCTTTAGTAATGTAAGGCATGTTGTTTGTTTTTAATTACAGTGCTAATATAATAAAAAAGCCTGAGACTAAAAAGTCTCAGGCCAATTATTTTGCAATTATTTTGCAATTAGTTTAAGATCTCTCCGTGTTGGTGAGTATTAAGCTTACCGCCGAAAGGAGATTGAACTTGATTTCCAAGATCCCACTGACCTTTAGTACCTTTACCTAGAAGGTTACCAGCTTGAACCATAAGTTCAGTAGATTGGTGTGGCTGTACTCCGTCAACTAGCTCCTCGCCATGAGATGCAAAGTGAGTCATTGAGTTAACAACCGACCAGATAGATTGATCAGACTCTGCGTTCTTAAATTGAGACAGGTTAAACTCATTAGTGTTAACACCGGCACGAGAGTACTCTAGAAGATTCTCGTTAAGAGGAACCCATTGATCAGCACGTTCTCCACCACCTAGGCGTTCGATCGTGTTCTTAGCGAACTTAAGTTCTTGTAAAGATGCATGAGTATTACGAGCCTTATTAACTAGAGTATCAAACTCAGCTGGCATAAAGTTTCTGCGAGTCAAGTGAGTCATGTACTCATTAAACTTAGTAAGAGAGTCTTGGCTAAGATTTGTCATGTTGTACTTATCTTCAGCAAGAGTTGTTGTAAGACCNTTAGAACACCAAAGGCGTTTTGTAAACGGTGANACTTGGAACCCAGTGATTGGCGAGTTCTTAAGAGTAATACCNGCAGAGAAAACATCTTTTTCGTCTCCTTTAACTGCAAACTCCGCCTTAGGCTGAAGTGCGTTGATNGTCACAATCCCAGTTACAGGATCCGTAGTCCAGTTAGTAACATCGAAGTTACCACCATTTAGAATACGCTCTGCTTGATCAACGAAGTTGCTGTTAGAGATAAGTTCGTTAGCTTGCTTAGTGAAAGCTACGATCGTCTTGCTAACTGGATTAAGAACCATAGTGATATCTGGAAGATTACCACGGTTAGTTGCCATTGCATTCTTAACTGTGTTGATGAATTGTGCTTTTGCTTTTTCGTTGAAAAGCTTTTCGAACTTCTTGATGAAAGTTTGGCTCATGCCGATCATCTTCATCAAAGATTTAAATGCACCTTTAGTGATGCCGATTTGAGTACCATTGTAGAAGATTGTCTTCTCATCAATGATTTCAATTTCACGCACTGCTACGGTTCTACGTAGAGCTTGTGCGTTCAGGGTTTCGATCTTGCGCGAATCGATTGCGTTGTTTGATAGTGTTGTCACCATACTAAATTGTTTTAATTAGTGGGATTAAGTTCCCCATTGTTATAGTATAAATATAACAAAAGTTTATGACATAAAAAAATGTTTTGCCAAGTTTTTTTGAAGTTTTTTTGCTTCAGCTTCCCATGGCCTATCGTAATACGACATATCCTTAAGTCTATCTACAGTGTATTTATCACCTTGCCAATAGAATATCTGATTATCATAATCAAATACCAAGTCGCCTCTATAATTCTGTGCAACATGAACCATCTCATGTGAGATAACTTCAGCTAACTTATCATCAGGGCAATCTTTAAATATACAGACATAGTGGCTACCAGATATATTAGCAGCGAAGCCATGGGTATCTGGATTGTCAACATCCAAGAATCTTAAGTTTACTTCAGACTCAATACCAAGTGACTTAGCAACTTTAGCTGTAGCTTTTCTGATCTCAGCTTTACCAGATCTCTTTCCTGTGATTTTAATCTCCACCATGGCCACTTCCTAAAGGAAGGTCTTCAACAATGCGGTTAATAATAGCTTCAATCTTTTCTGCGGCTGCAACATTACCAGATCTTCTTAGATCTTCAGCTTCGAGCCTTAATACCATTAGTTCTTCAATCATAGTTCTAATATAATAAAAAAGCCTGAGACTAAAAAATCTCAGGCCATTTACTTTGTTATAAATCCATTTCGAGTATTTCGCCCCAACCACGTTCCGAGTTTACGTTCTCTTTAGTTGTTGGATCTTCTGGCTTAGGATCTCCTCCAACATTCCAGAACCATGCTCCTGGATTTCCATGTTTGACCATGAACTCCCAAGCCTTAGCATCATAGTTTAATGCTGATGGGAATGGAGGTTGTAAATCAGGATGTACATCTTGTGTAAATGCTTTAGGATGTGACCAGATCTCTGCACGACCTCTTTCACCAGCCTTAATATTTCTAGATACTGCAACAGCATTAAACTTAGCATCCGGCCAAGCAATCTGTAGAGAGCGGCCAAGGACTCCAGTAGAGATAGCGTGCCATACTTCGTCAGGGTATCCATGTTTCTCTGCAAGATCGTATGCAACCTTAACAGCTGCTGCTGTAACCAACTCATGGCGTAGTCCTAATGGAATAAATGTTGCATTGTTTTCTTCAGCCCATTTCTTAGCGTGAGCATTTAGAACTGGCATCGCAGCAATACGCTTAAACTTAAGTTCAGCACCACGCTCAGCACAAATAGCTTGGTGGTCTGAGATCTCTTTCTGGCTTGGACAGAATAGTACAAGCTTCTTGTTATACTTCTTAGCTAAGTAAGCTAATGAGATTCCAGCGAATCCATATCTAGGCTGTACATAAACTAAAGTATCTGTTGGTGCTTTCTGAACTAAGATATCACCAAATCGACATTTAGAACCAAAGCCCATCATATCTTCTCTTACAACTTTAAAGCCATCATGCTCTATAAGTTCTGGACTTCCAAATGGATCTACCCAGTCTCCAGCCAAATCTAACCAAGCCTGTCTATTAGGCATCATTAGATTTAGATCCTGGTTTGCTAAGCTTTTAGTGTGCTTGTTGTGTGCCATGTGCTAACTTTTCTTTATATTCTTCTACGGTTATTCCAGCCTCTTTAAGAACCTTATCGTCAGATGGGTGCGCCGTCATACCGTTAAATGTTTCTACAATACCTAAATCAAGCATTGCCTTTTGTCTTCCATATGGGTGGTCTGTAATCTTAGAGCTTGACCAAATAGCATCATAATCCAAATGTGCATAATCAGCACCTGGCTTAACGTAGTTTTCAGTCCATCTAATAAAGTCACAAGCTACATCTTCAGCATTATAAGGAAGGCTTCCAGTATCTTCATAGATCTTTTCCATAACAGCATCCAAGAATTCCTCAGAGCCTTTACGCAATCCAGTATCTCCAGGCTCTGCTAGATAGCTAATACATTCCTTTGCATTAGTTCCATAGTAGAACATAGATTCACGGTTAACGTATTCNGGGTACCAGTCTGCAATATCTGCAATAACAGCTGCGTATTGGAAGAAGTATCTCCTAAGTCCTTTCTCGACATTCCAGTCTAGCATGAAAGAACCTATATCTCTTAGATTTCTTTTACCACCTGATTCTAGCCACGTAGCTAGTTCTCTAGCCAACTGTGGAGCGAACTCGCTAAGGTAATAATCACCACCTCTTCTGTATTTAACCGTATTAGACTTGAACCCAGACATCCCTACAAACATATCTTCTTCAACCTCTTGGACTGGAGGCTTCGGAAATGCAGGAAACTGATAACCTACTGAAGTGTAGAATGGTTTAGGATGTGAGTTTACTATTTCCACCATATCCTCAATGGTCTTACATTCGTGGAGGTGAAAGAGTAATGTATTATGATACCCTGATGGTTTAGTTGCGTAATTGATAGCAGAACCAGTCACTCTATGTAAGATGAAAATGTATAGCCATTCAGCTAATCCAAAGTCTTCATGCTTACCAGTCCAGTTCTTAGCTACTTCTTCACGTTGCCATGTTGCTTTTCCAGCTTCCATCTGTTTCCAGTATGGATGCTCGTTAGTCCAACCATAAAAAGCATCGTTGATAATCTGAGAGAATCCAGCGTACTTACGCTCTACAACATCGTACAAATGAACTTGCTCCATTAAGGTATCTCCAATACCACTTTCTTCGTGTGGTACTAAACCTAAGTTACAAAGATCTTGTTGTTTGCTAGCAAGATCAAAGTATCTTAAGAACTCGTCGTAATATCTTGTTGTTTTAATTCCCATATTGGTTATACCTAGAATAGTGCTGTTTGTTTAGACTCAGTCTCCAACCTTTCATTAGCACAGTCTTTCTCTAGATCCCAACGATAGAACTCACGAGCTAAATGAACCGACTTTGGTTTTTCCATAACATCAAAGCTTAATTCGTTTAATGTATTTATGTAAACCCCAGGATGCATATAACAATCCCATCCGTTACGCTCACACATTTCATCAATAGCTATATTGAATTGATTAACAAGTTCTGTACGTTCTTTCCATGTTCCAGCAAATGGAGTACCTTTATAGTATCCA